ATTTTCGTTTATGTAGTTCCAATGATCGCGTTCGCGGATTATCTGACTACAAAGCAAATCTAACTGCTGTTCCGGTGTATTTTCTTTCATAACATCACCTCTGGACGATCAAATAATTTATACCGTCATTTTTGAACCACATTTCGGGCAATATTTCCACTTTACCTTCGTGTATTCTGCGCTGCATCTACCCGTTTCAACCGCTTCGATACTCTCGACCTGGAATCCGCACTTAGAGCATTCGGCGTGGATGTAATCGTTATGTTCTGCCCTGTTCTTCCACCTTGCGGGATATTCAAAACTCTTTCTCTTCATCGTAAGCGCATACTCTTCATCCAGGAACTCAAGTGTGTACTGACCATCCGCCGGGCATACATCTTCAAATTTTTCTACAAACCACTCGAATACGGCTCTGACAGCCGTCTCTGTCACATCCTCTTTGCCGCCGATCCATTCATCCCCGCGGAGGTTTCCGTAATAGATCCGGCCGGTAACCGGGCTTACGCCCATTGCTTTTTTAATCTCTTTTTTCATGCTTTCTTCTCCATTCTGTAAGATATTCTTCCTGCTCCCGGTCCTCTTCCGGATCCTTCGGACGCTCTGGCCGGTTCAGTAACCAGGCAAACAGGCCAACCAACACACCGCAGAACACGATAATTCCAACTACTGCCATCTACTCCTCCTCTCTGCCCTTCCAGCAGCGTTCCAGTTCTTCCAGGACTGCCATGCATACCTGGTTTACAAACTCTCCATTTCCGAACGTTTTCGCAAGCTGAGAGCATTCCCGAACACTCTCCTCATAATCCTGTTCTTTTCCTGGCCGATTATAATACTTCTTGAAAAATCGCCAGACCTCTGTGAAGAATTTAAAATAATTCATCATGACAGCTCCTCAATCCGGATATAGATACCAGGCTTCTCCGCCCAGAACTTTTCAGTGATCTCAGATGCTACCAGCGCATCATCCTTCCAAAAGCCTACCAACGTCATGCAGTCTTTTAACATCTTCTGCAGGTTATCGGTGTCAGGCTTTGTGATCCTGTACTCTCCGTCCTTATGTCCATTCTTCGGGAAACACCACTTGGTAATCAGCCTTACGCCCGTTCTGTACGGTGCCATAATGCGATACTTGTACAGGTTGCCAATCAATTTCTCCTTAGCAGCTTTCAGTTCCGGCGGATCATAGAACACAGGTCTGCCATTCACGATTGTGACCTTGTGCTCCTGGTGTGTTATTGTTGGCGGTTCCATCGCCATAAAAAACTCTGTCATTTTTCATCTTTCCTTTCCTGCGCGTCTGTGCTGGGTGGGTATGCTCCTAACCCGTTGTGGGGGCGTACTCAATCGCCCCACACTTAGGGTGGGCATGCCCGCACATTCCCGCCCGATTAGGGTATATATTTATATACAGGTGCCGGGCGGGCATTCCTGCCACCTAAAAAACAAGGTGTCGGGCAACTTTCTGCCCGATGCCCGTTACCATGATTACGGGCATTCCCGTGACCTATGTTATTTTAGGTGTCGGGCATTTGCCCATGACCTAAAATGTTTCAGGTATCGGGCAAATACAACGCGTATCTTTATTTACCATAAATCCGATTTCTTTTAATGAATTTCGAACCGTTTTTTCCTCCGGATATTTCTCGCCGGTTGCTTCTGCATCCGATTTCAGGACTTCATACAGCTCCTTTACCGTCGGATATTTGTCCTCATGCGTAAACCGGAAATTTTCTATAGCCATCTTATATTTCTCCTTTTTGGCTTTACGTGCTTGCTCTCCCTGTTTCTTTCTGGCTTCTCTACCTTTCTGCCATGCCGGTTTGTCTGCTTCCAGCTCAAGATCTTTCAGCACGCCGATCTGATCCAGGCAGTGAACCGGATACTCAAACCACATGTTGACCGGTTCGAACTTTGGAAATTCCCGAAGTGTCCCTTCGATTCTCCATGCCGTATGGGCCTGTACTGCCGCTTTTGCCTCGGTGATCTGCTTATCCAGGGCTATCTTCTGCCACCGGTCCAGATGCGCCTCGCAGTAGCTCATCATCTGCGCACTGCTCAGTAAATCGTCCTGGGAAAGATCTTCCTCCCACTTGAAATGCGCATCCAGATAGTCCGTACACACTTTGCAGATCGCTTTATTTTCTTCCTGCTTCATCAGCGCTTCTGTAGGCTCCAGCTCGATCAGATCCAGCAGAGCATCCGGATCACGGGCAAATACACCGGAACCAGAAGCACGGTCCATAGATTTCTTCCCTCCTTGATTTCCTTTGCTGTGATGATGGCAATAAATCACCGCGCATCCGAGTTCCGTGCAGACTTTGTCGAACTGGTTACAGAAATTTGCCATCTGATCCGCGCTGTTTTCATCTCCTGTGATTACCTTATAAATCGGGTCAATGATAATAGCCACATAGTTCTTCTTCGCAGCACGCCGGATCAGCTTTGGTGCCAGCTTATCCATAGGGACTGACTTTCCACGCAGGTTCCAGATATCAATGTTCTGCAGATTATCCGGTGTAAAGCCCATTGCTTCGTATACATCTTTAAAACGGTGCAGACAGCTTGCCCGGTCAAGCTCCAGATTGACGTACATGACACGTCCCTGTGCGCAATGCCACTGCAGCCACTTCTTTCCTTCTGCAATGGCAATACACAGTTCGATCTGCAGGAATGACTTACCTGCCTTAGACGGACCGGAAATAAGCATTTTATGCCCTTTTCTCAGGATCCCATCAATCAGACACGGCGACAGCTCGGGGAGGTTATCCCATACGCTTTCCAGCCCTTCCGGTTCCGGCAGATCATCGTTGACACCCTCAATCCACTCGTACCATTCATTCCAGGACTGTTTTCCGATGTTGGTATCTACGATGAACTGTTTCTTTTCACCACGCTGCACTCCTGGCATTCTGGAAAGTCTCGATGGATTCCGGTTCTGTGTATCCACGTCGATTCCGTTTTTCTGGCAGACTTCATACAGATAATCAACCCGTTTTCGATACTCGTTGTAATCTGCCGCATCTACCCGCACAATAGCATGCAGGCTCTTTTTTCCGGAATATACCAGGCAGGCGATCGGAAGTTCTAGCTCCCGCAGGATAGCATTCTGCTGTTCCAGCTCCATATGATCTGACTCTACTAAAGCATACCGGTACTCTGTTACATTTTCATTTTTACAGCCGTTTCCGTCCAACGGATTGAAGCGGATCCACGCTCCGGCTTCCGGATTGTAGTCACCAAGTACTGCGCCAATGTCCCCTTTACAGTCGTTCAGCAATTCAATCAACTGTCCGGCAGTACGGTCCCAGCTGCCTTTTTTGTGGCAGCCAGCGCGTACCTTTTTCATCTGTCTTTTCCCAACTTCCGGTAACATAACCTACGTTTTCTCCTGCTTCAAACAGTGTTTCCAGATACGTGATCAGCTGCTCCGCCGGATTCCAGTTGGAAGGCTCCTGTATCTCTTTCCCTTCCAACCAGTTTTTATCCACAACAACACGGTCACTGTCCACCGCGATACTGTCGTTCCAATCCAGTTCATGGCCCTTCTCCGGAACCCATCCATGATCCAGGGCAAGCTGTACGATCGTGCCGCCGGTTACCGGTGAGGATGAGCCGGAAAAGGTTCTCCATTTTTTCTCACATTCATTTGCATGATATCTGCCGTAATCTTTTTGGCTCCAGGCATCCCATACAGATACCGGATACCCTTCCTGTTTCAGAGCCATCCCAACAGAACACCATTCCTGATAAGTAAGCTCGGATGGATTGATATGTTCTATAATTTCTGTAAGGCTCGTCCTCTGTTCCATAATTTTTAAGCTCCTTTATACTCTCTTGGATTAATGTCCATTGGAACCCGCCATCCATTTGCCGCAATCCGGTCAATCAGATTCTTTGCTGTCTCGAACTGCCAGGTTCCTACATGCTCAAATCCCCTGCTTTCCAGAAAACGGATCTGTTTTGGTGTCGTCAGCCCTTCTGTACGCCGTTTATTCAGTCGATCCAGAATCTTTTCTGCCTTTCCTGCATTTTCGATTTCATCCGGCATAATGCCCAGCTTTTCCAGTGTCTTTTTCTGCTTCTCAGATGGCGGTCCCATTTCCCACCCAAAAGAGGGAACATAGCTGGACAGGTCTTCTGCCTGGATGGACATTTCAAACTGC